CATATCAGCAAGTTTATATAATTCTGTAAATCTAGTATCTGTAGCTCTATAACCTTTTTCTTTTTCAGCTTGTTTAGTTTGATATTTATCAAAAGATTTTAGTATACCTTCTTCTCTTATGTCTCTAAATCGTGGTTCTACTTTTTGAGCTTTTAATTTAGCTATTTGAGTTCTTTCAAAATCTTCAGATTCATCTATTATACCTTTTGCAATTTTACCTAAAGGTGATCGTGCTTCTCCTAATGGAGTATAACGAGATGATTCTTCTATAATTTTTAAACCTCTCATAAAATTTCTTTTTCTTTGTGGATCTTGAAATACTTTATCAATTGTATTAGGTATAAAAGAAGCAACATTAGATAGAGTTCCTCCTACAGAACTTGCAAATTCTTCAAGTGTACCTTTTTTATTTTTTTTATTTTCTTTATCTTCTAATTGTTTTAATCTCTCAGCATCTCTTGCTCTATTACGATCAATAGCAGTAGTTTCTTCTTGTGCTCTTTGTGACTCTAATCTTAAAGAATCAGCATCAGACATAGTTGTATTTGCTAAAGCATTACCTAAAGCTACTGGTATTTTTTTATCTTCATTCTCTGCTAGAACATCATCAAAAAATACAGCCATTTAATTTACTCCTTTAAACTCTACATCTACTTTAGAATAATCTACCATCAAGTAACCGCTATCATGAATAAAAGCAGCGTGAGGAACTTCATGAGCCATAACACCTTGATAAACTTGATCACTTCCTTTATATTTAAAGTTATAAACATTAATTCCTGATTGAGATTTTCCAATTAATTGTATATCTTCTTTTAATCTTACATCAGAGAATGTTCCAGGAGGTAAAGATGCAAAAGCTGTTCCTGCACCAATAATTTGAGAAAATGGAGATGGAGCACCAACTACTTGACTTGTGTAGCCTGATCTTTCTTCTCCATAACTTCTAATAGGAGCACCTGATAAAGCACCAATAACTTGTCTTACTTGTTCCGTTCCAAAACCTTGTTGTTCTACAAAATCTCTATATGCTTCTGCAAGACCCGCTTGTTCTATTCCTCTTTGAGTTGTTCCAAATCCACTTAAACCTTGAGCTGCTCCAGCTAACGCACCTATTTGACTTTGTGCAGCTCCGAGTTGAGTTGCTCGATCAGCCGCAAATCGTTGAGCACCGGACTCGAATCCCGCTTGACGTAATCTTCCAGAAATATCACCTACACTGCTTAAATATTCTCCACCTAATATACCTCGTTGAACTCCTTCACGACTTCCACCAAATGCGCCTGATCCAATCGCTTGACTTGATAAAGCTCTTTGTTGTTGTTGATAATTTCTTTCAACATCTCCTAATGCTGATTGTACAACTTGATTCTCATAAGGATTCATGTATTGTTGTGCCATCGCTGGTGTAAATGTTTGTGCACCAATAGCAGCTAATTGACCTGCTTGTGGTAAAATTTGTTGACCAAAAATATCTCCCGCCTGTTGTTCTGAAGGTGTTAATTGAGCTACACGTTGACCTTGATAAGCTTGAAATGGTTTTTGACTTTCAGTTTCAGCACGTCTTAAAGTTCTTTCTTGAATCTCTTTAAAGTATTCAGGAATTTGATAAGTAGTCGTTTGCTGTTGCGGTGCCTGTACTACAGTTGTTGATGGTTTAAAAATACTACCCATTGATTATATAAGTTCCTCCAATTACATCAAATCCAAGTTTTAAAAAAGCAAGATGTTTACGTCCTACTTCTTTTCCTTGGAATATTTCACAAATCGCTGTTAAACGATTTTCTTTTGCATATTCTTTCAATACGATCATCATTGAACGAAAGACACTATAGTTTCGATAACGTGGATTCACATGAAGCCATATAGTTCTTAAAAACTTTTTATCACTATACCACGTTTCGTCTATTGTAGCGCCTAATGTTCCTACAATAATATTATCGTATTCTACTACTATAACAAAACTATTTCTAATGTAAAATATAATATTTTCAAGGCTTTTTTTATTATTAGCATTTCCAAAGTTAAAAGGTGCTTCTTTTAACCATGTTTTAAGTAATTCCCGTATATTTACAGCATCAGAGATACGAGCTAGTCTTATTTTATATTTATCTTTTTCCATCAGCGTTCACATTTACTCTAAGAGTACCAAATCTCCAGTTATCTCCTAAATTATTAGTTTGTACTCGAATAGCAACTTGTCTACCTCTAGCTCTAACACTACTATACCTAGTCGTAGAATTAGCTACAACATTCGTACTTTCATATTTTGTATCGTTTGGATAATCTCTTGTTCTTAAAGTAATCGTAGCATTACCAACTTGACTTTTAAAATCAGGTATTATTTTATCTATAAAACTAAATTCTTCTCCATCTGCTATATCACCATCACCTGATTCTATGTAAGATACAATAGCACTTCCATCAGCATTAACACCATCTTCTATATTATAAAGTAAAGTACGACCTGAAGTTAGACCATTAATTGTACTAATTGTGTTAGCAGTACTATTAGGAAAATAAGTTCCACCAATTGGAAATTCAGTTACAGCATTATCTTGATATATACTTCTCTCTATAGTTCCAAAGTACCAAGAATTTTCTTCATAATTAAAAACTACATATCTATCTATTTGATCTGAGTTTGCAGAACAATAATACCAAGTTACTTCAGCATAGAAAGCATTAGATCCACAATAAACTTGTGAATATTGAGTTTGATTAATATTATCAAATACATGATTTATAACAGAACATGGAACTTCTTGAACTGTTCCAGCATATCTAAAGAAAGTACCATTAGACATCCAATATGCTATATCATTTACTATAATAGTCGCATTTAAACTTACAGCTCCGCAATCGTTACCTAATTGTCTAAATCCATAAATAAAAGGAGGACCTATATACGCCATAGAGTGCATTGCTGTATCAGTCCATACTAAAATAGTTCCTTTAGCAGGTTTAGCTGATCTTATTTCGCTACCACCAGATATACGTTGAGAACCTGCTGTATTAATTACATTAGGTGTCCATTCGTTATAATTTTCTTGATCAGACCAACGAATAAAGAGTTTATCTTGAGTTGATGTATTTCCAATTGATGTTTCAGTTCCAAAACAAGCTAATATTCTAGCATCAGTTGCAACTACTGATAATGTAGAAGTTGTAGGAGCATTCGCTATTATTGTAGCTCTATTATTTGTAAAACCAGCAGAAGTATCCCATAAATAAGTAGATCCATTTAATTGAGTTATAATTAAATCTTCTCCCCAGTTATTAACTGACCAGTTTCTTAGATCAATTTCAACTGTAGAAGTAATCGCTGGTTGATTCCAACCTTGAGCACCATTCCAAGGTCCAGCACTCCATCCATATCCAAAAGTTTGAATAGAAGGACCTATATTTAATTGATATTGAATTGTAGCATTTCCATTTGCAGTAACTGTAGAAGTTGCAGCTGTATTTGTTAATATAACATAAGCATCAACGTTAGTTATGCTTTGAATTTCAAATTCACCAGTAAGAGAAACGTTTGAAATACCACCAACATTAGCTACTGATACGTTAGAGATAGTAACAAAATCACCATCAAGAGCATTATGATTTGTTTGAATTACAGTTACATTTGCATTAGAAATTACTGTACTAAAACAACTTATAGCACTATTTGTTTGACGAATTGGAGTAATATCAGCATTCGTTCCTTCTTGAGTAACGTATATTTTACGATCAGTTCCTAAAGAAGTATAACGAGCCCCTGCTAAATCATACCAATTAAGTAAAGCTCTTCCTACTCCTACATAATAACTATCGCTATATTTAGTCCAACCACCTATTTTTTGAGGAAGACCTTGCCTAAATCTTATCTTATCACAATCGACCCAACGTCCTTCTGCTCCCGTTTCTGTGTCTAATGTATCTAAGCCAGGCTGAAATGTAAGTTTTGTTAATGGCATATTGTGCCATTATATACAAAAATTTATGAATTTATACTATTTTTTAAACCAAGCGGGAAGTCCTAAATGCGGTCTACGATCATATATATTTTCTTTAGACCCTTTAGTTTCAACATTATTATAATGTAAAAATACTTGACCACAATCATCAAAAGATAATTTATCTCTCCAGTGTTCTAATTCATTTCCTCTATAAACTAACATATCACCGGGTTGTAACATTACTTTAACACCTTTAGATTTAGATGCTTTATAGTTACCAGTCTTTTCATCAACTCC